TAATATCCCCTTATCTAAACTTAAGCGGCCACTTCATGCCCGTCTTTCTTTCAAAATCGTATATTGCTCGTTTAAGACGATACTTTGAACGATATGTTTTTGGATTGTCGAGCCCATACTTCTTATATACTGTATAATAATCTTTTTCTCTAATCATTGCCTTTGCAAAGGCTCTAATCTCTCTAGGGGTACCTTTAACAAGTATAGGTACTTGCTGTCCACCAAACATCTTCTTCATGAGTTGCTTCAAAGTGATACCGAACGTTCCAATGAAACCTTCATTTAATTTATTAGAAAAGTCAAATTCAAATTTATCCATATATTAGCCCAAAAATCCTTATCATAAATAGTGTATATACAAAGAAAGCAGAGACTTTCATCTCTGCTTTACCTTCTTTTGCTTTTTTGCATAGCCTTCTTGTTTGCTTCTGCTTCATCCTTGATTTGTTTAGACAATCTCTCAATAAACCAAGTTCTGAGCGAAACAGGTAGATTATAGGCTTCTATGAAACTCCATCCTCCATAATATTTCATTAAGAAGAATTGCTCATAGACTTGCTCCATAAACTCAGGCGTCAGGCCAAAAAAACTGTGCCGTGATGGGCACTTCAACCTCCTGTTCGTGATCACACTCAGTACACATGAAATCATGCTTTAGGTTGAGTGCCGGAGAGATCTTAGCATATGCTTGTCTCAAAAATCTTGAATCTCGAACAGGTAGATTATCGATAAATCTAAATACTTGCTTTAGATCACCTACTCCATTGATTGAAACTGTAAAAGTTTTAAACTGATCTGTGAGCATAGCCTCAGATTGTTTTCTTTTCTTTCTTTGTTCCATACGTTTAGCGAAAGCCTTCTCTTCTCTACCTGTCATCATTCTCACTTCAAACACAGCCTGTGTAGCAGGCAGAGTGATGTGGTAGAATCCAGAAGAGTTAGGGCCGGCAATGCCTTCAGGAGCAATTCCTTCGTGCGATTCGTCAAAAGCACCAGCATATGCGCTTTTAGCCTCTAGCAAATCAACCTCGCATTTGTTCTGAGAGCCGCAATTAGGGCACCCAACAGCCGCTTGATAGTCATTACCATAACCAGAGATCCTTGCAGCGATTATAAGGGCATTCTTGTCCCCTACAAGCAACTGATCTGTTGTGATTCGTTTGTCAACCAAAACAGATTCCAAGAAACGATCAATAGCCACGCCTTGTTTCAACAGAGTCTTAGAAGAAAGAATATCTTCTTCTTTAGCCGTCATGTGTCTGATTTCCACTGCTTCCACACCATGAAGCGGATGTCCAGACGGATAGAATTTACCTTTAGATGGGATTTCAACAAACTCTGTTGGTGAAACAAAGTTAAGTCCCTTTTGCCCTTGTTGTAGAGATGGGGCAGGGCTGCTAGGTTGTTCAACAGCCCCTGTTCTCTCATCGTTATTTCTCATTAAGCCTCCAAAGAGAATATTTTATTAATCTTGACGCTCAGGTACATCGCCGAATGGTACTTCATAGTTGCCGTTCAAGCCTGAAGGCTCGCGATCCGCATCTACATTGAGAGTTCCATATACAGCACCAACCTTGGTGTCATTCAATTCTGCATAGTCATAACGAAGTTCAACAGTTACTTCAGTAAGATCATCACCTTCATAGTCTAATTCGCTGAATTCAATTTTCTTGATCCAAGCATTGTGAAGAGTCCACTTTTCAAGTACCGTTCCTTCATCATTATAACCATCATTAGCGCTATTTGACACTCTACCACTACCAGCACCAAAACCACCAGTTCTAGTGTTGGGTTGAGAGTCAGCACCACCACCACCAAGCAATTCAATGCTAACTCTACCAAGAGCAGATACAGATCCGTTCTTAGTCAAAGTCTGAGTTGAAGCCAACTCGTCTTTAGGTAGGGCATAACCACCAGCATAAAGCATTTGCTTGAGTGTCTCAGCAGCATCAGGTGAAGAAGTATCTACAACAGTGAAAGACACGGTATTATAGGTTACACGTCCCGGAAAATAGAAAGTGTGATTAATAAATTTGTGTTCCGCCTCTGCCACTTCATATGTTGGGCGATTTACTTTCTTAATAGTCCAAGAAGGGATCCCATTAATACTCAGCAACCATCTAAACTTACGTTTAGGTTCTACGATTTTGTCATTCCAAAAAGCCATTTATAATTCCTCCAAAAAAATTTGTAATTTGTTTTCATAGTAAATAGTGAGAGCAACAGTAAAAGACTAGTGCTCCCACTATAATTATTTTTTAGTCATCAAAAGATGCACCTTGATTTGTGATGACGAAATCAATTGCGATAAACTCAACTGCTTTAGTTGGCTTAACGAAAATCTTAGCATACATCGTGTTTCTATCAATAAGATCAGCAGTTGTGGTAGTTGAATCCAGAACAACTCTAAAGTCATCTAGCCCAAAGCCAGTCTTGATTGAATCCAAGAAAGGGGCAACCTGAGATGTGAAACTTGCCCAAGTTGTAGAAACGTTTGGCTCGAACAACAATCTAGCAGCGATATTAGAAATTCTCTTCTTAATGAAAATCATCAAACGACGAACATTAATTCTATCTAATGCTGATGGTGTTGCTTGAAGTGTCTTCTGTCCGAAGATAACAATTCCTTCTGCAGGGAACTGAGCAATTGGGTTGATATTGTTTTCATACAAAGAGTCACGCTCTTTAGAAGACAATCTCTGAGAAACACCAACTACTGGTAATCCACCACGCCCTTCAGAAAGTCCACCACGAGTGAATCCTGCAGGAGCAAACCAAACTGCTTGAGTCGCTTGACTATAGGACATTGCACCAAGTGCTACAACTGAAGGTGGTACCCAAGTTGGAAGCCCAGTAATAGGAGCACGAACTTGAACCCAAGGATAGTAACATGCAGCGTAAGAAGAATTGTATCCTTGTTGTCTGACTGTATTAACTGCAGCAGTTACTGTATTTCCACCACTTACGCCGTTTCTTCCAGATTCTGAAGGATCAGCACTTTCGTGACGTGGAGTGTATGCATATTGGATATCAACAATAGCCATTGCATCTCTTCGTCTTTCACAAGTGTTGATCATGTGATCGGTAACTCCAGTATCAGTTACGCCGGGAAGAACCAAAAGATTCAAATCGACAATTTCCGGATCTGCAACTGTATCAATTGCTCTCATAAGAGTATTCTTTTCATAAGAATTTTGCATTGTTTTTCCGGAAACAAGTGTATTATTAACAAGTGGTTCCATTTGTTGGATATCCAGTCCATCAAAACCGCCATAAAGAGGCATGGTGAATTTGTCATAACCAGCAGAAATTAAGTCAGTAGTACCTGAAGACGGTTGTGCAGTCCAAGAGTTACCTGCGGCACGAGAACCAGCGACATAAACAAATCCAGTCTGAGTTACGTTAGGATCTTCAGAACCGGAGACATCATCCAAAGAGAAATTCTGAGAATTTATCATATTGCCAGTAGTATCCCAGTTGTTGTCTGATAATCCTGCACCTCTTGCCTTAAATAAATCACGGACAGATTGATCAAGTTGAGTAGAAGTTCCTTGTCTGGACAAGTCAATACCAAAGTAACGATCTGTAGCATCGGACAATGATGACAACGAAGCAGATCCAACTAACTTAGGAGCCGGCCACTCTAGGGATGCAGTAATAGCATTAGCAGTTGATCCTCCCGGATTAACCCGGATGCAACCACTCCCTCTAGCAGATAGACTAACACCATCAGCCACAAAAGCAGAGGTTTCTTGATCTTGAATAAATGCTTGATCACCGTTCCCAGCAGAACCACCACCTTGAATTTGCACAGTTGCAGGCTTAGGAAGTCCATAAAATCCAAATGGAACTAATTCTTCTGTGATCGCACCTTCATCAACTTCAGATGCCATTTCGACACGAATATATTTTGAATTATTAGGGAAAGCGCCGAAGAAGCGATATCTTTTTTCGGTGTCATTCCATTCGATATACTGATCGCCGATCTTGTTGGCAATGTAGTTTGGAGATGCTGGGTTTAAGTTACATCCAACATAAGTTTCTACTGCATCTACTCTAGCATCTGTATCAGAAATTTTACGAATTTGAACGTCAAAAGATCCATAAGCATTTGCATCAGAGTTTGCATTTGGAAGTCTAATATTTCTAATAGATATCTTTAAGTTTCTTTGAGTCCACTCTGCTTCTTCTAAAGAAACAAATCGGAACAACTTTTGCATATTAGTAAATGAGTAAGCAGCATGATCAGTTGAGGTATCTTGAGATACTACCCATCCAGTTTTCGAAGGCTGAGCCTGAAATGTGTGATCTGAGTAATACGCCGATGATGAAACCAATGGAGCAGTAAATGCAAAAAGAGGACGTGCATTACCAGCACTTTCAATCAACTCTCCAACTTTATCTTCAAATGTTTCGCCAAGCCAGTATTTATACTCTCCGTTAGAAGTAGCAGAAGTTGGCGTTGTTGCAGCATTAGTTAAGTGTGGAGTCGTATTGAACACTTTTCTGATAAATTGTCTAGACTGAGGATTAAAGTTAAAACTTTGATTCTCAACAGCAGTCTGTACAGAAGAAGTTGTGTCTGAACCACTGATCACAAGAGCCTTAATGTTAGCGCTTGATCCGCCTGTGAACTTGAAGTAAGTTGATGCAGCCTGAGCAACGTCAGATGATCCTCCAAGAGTACCAGAAAGGACAACACCTACGTGCTCTTTCGTGTAAAAGATGGCACCAAGAGTACCAGTCATTTCTTTGCTAGATGCCGAAGGAACAATCCAAAGTCCCCAAGCACCACCGCCACCATCAGCGGAAGAAGTTGTATTCCAACCTGCTTCACCTAGGGTTGCGTCTGCTTGTGAGTGTTGCTTTCCAACCAAACGAAGAATGGTTGCACCACCTTGATTTGCTAGCCAAGCATTTGCTGCGAAAGCAGCGTAAGAAGGGGCAGAGAAGTTTCCATTACGAGACACGTCGCCTGACTCTCTACCGGTGATTGGATCACCAAAAATTTCTGATAGTTCTTGTAAAGAATCTACCTTAACAGGGCGCATAGTCGGCCCTCTTTCAAATCGTCCAATGATTAGTGGGCCGGGTTCGGCAGAAGGACGAGTTCTGCGAGATTGATCTATTTCAGCAACCTGAACACCGGGAGATACAAATCTAAATTTATCTATTGACATGTTGTTTTCTCCTTTGTTAACAGTCTTAGTTTTATTAATATAAAAACTTTCATAGTAAATAGTTGCTGTTTTGTTCAAAAGAAATTAACAAAAATTGTTTTTTATTCCTTATAGAAAGGATCTGTGCCACTTCTGTTTGATCTGTCGTGTTTATCGGATAATCCTACTCTTTCTCTAGAGACTTTAACCTGAACAATGTTTTCATATGATTTAGCCAAATTGCTGTTCTCGTTGTCATTGCCACCTATAAGATATCCCAGTACATCAATACTAATAGTGGAGTTAAATATCCTCTCTTCTTCATCGAGTTTTGCTGCATTATTGTCATTTGTATAGGAGTTGTCTATGAAGCCTTCGAAAAAGTGATTGTCATGCCCTAATGTAATATATTTGCTGTTTCTTCCCAATCTAGAGTTTGCTGATATAAATGGGGTTAACAATTGATTCATTTGTGTCATATATTCTGTTCTAATATGTACTTCGTATTTAACACTGACATATACAGGTACAGGGATGTACACAGTCTCATATACTGTCTTGTCTTTTAAATTTGGAGGACGTGTGTCAAACATAGGGTTAATATTCGAAGGAAAAGCCCTACCACTTTTTAGAAACGCATCTGTAAATCCTACATCATCATCCCCACCATACTTTTTTAAATTATGAGCGTTTTTGAAATTACTAGTCTTGGACTGAACAACTCTTCTTCGAACAGGTATGTAGCCTCCAAATCCGTAATCTGGGATGTTTGCTGGCAATGGAGCCTTAGAGGGATCTCTTGTCATCTCTTTCCTTTCTATCGTGATCAGAGGGATCTTGAGAAGCCCTTCTGAATCTCTAAGGGTTAGATCATTCTTGACTTGAAAGGTTCTTTCCGCTCCAACCCATATGATTGGAGTTGGGACAAATCCTTTGTTGGTGCTGGCATGTAAATTAAGCCCTGTGACAAAATTATACATTGCAATGTCAATAGTTTCGATTGTTGATGGCTGAAACTCTAGCCCTTGTCTGTTATTCCCCATTAAATACTCCCTCTCTTGCTCGTACGCATTTGGCACTTATTTCTAATCTGTGCTCTATTTGTCCATATAATCTTTTAGGTTCCATTAAAGATACTATCTGATAGTGTAGATCACCATACAATACAAAATCCCCTTCTCTTACGAACAGGTTCTGATCTTCTGTCAACCTTCTCTTATGAAAATGAACTGTGATTGTAGATTGTTTATCAATTCCAATCTTTTCTGTGTATGCCGACTGAATTCCTTCCCACTCAACAAGTGCATGAACTCTAATAGGTGGAAGAAAGTTCTTTTCAATCGCTTCTCCGTATATTGGATGAAAATCTGTTGTGTCGTAATCGATTGGATAATAGGCAATAGTTTGCCCAATAACTCTTTCGATGATCTCGTCATTGACTTGTTTAACAAGATCACGCTCCTTCTTCCCTGTGAACAGGGGAGGTGGTGGCGCTGTTGGTTGTGTCCATTTATTATCTTTTTTTGACATTTAGTTACCCCACAAATATTGTCAATGGAATTGCTTTTAGCAATGCTCCTGCGTTTTCAACAAAGTTCTTATCATCTTCAGCCAACTTAGTGTAAGTCAACTCGTCCAAGAACTTAATTAATTCATCTCTCAAGGCATTCTGCTCGTCTTTTGCTTGAGATAACAGATCTCCGCCATTAAGATTTACAGACTCTCCGGGAATAGGTATAGCATTTCCAAATTTAGATCTCACTTGCCCTAATGTCTCTTTAGACAAAGCAAGGGCATATCTCCTAATCCACTGTTTACCCATTGAATTTATGTTAGTGTATGGAATATTTTCAAACGGTAAGGTGTTCATATTATTGACACCTAAGACTCCGATGTCTGGGTTTGTTTGTATATAAGGTTCATTTGGGATTGTAAACTCAATCCAATATTTATCTGCAGTTACTTGGTTTGGAGTAGGAAATAATCTAAGAAGATTGTTTCTCAATTCATATGAAAAGTGTGAATTTCTTGTATATATCGCATCTTCAAACATCATGGCTTGCATTTTGTTTTGCCAAGTAGGAATAACCTCAAACGTTGAATCATCTGAATATTGCCCATAACTGGAAAGGTTACCGACAGCGTTTAGCCCACCATAGTAGCCATAGAATCTCCACATAGCATTTGGCGTTTTGTAATATACTTTTCTAACTTCAACTTTCTTGTTTCCTACCAACCCAGCCCAAGGAACACTATTGCCAGAGCCATCATCTGTGCCTGAAACAGATGAAGCAGAGAGGATGTTTTGTAAGTCATAGTCTTGCTGTTGTGCCACTGTGCTGAAAGATGCAGAGTAAATTGGGACATTTCCTCCCACGCCAGCATCAACGCCAACACCATCTGAAATACGACGAGCGTAAGCAAATTCAAATCTTGGAAATCTCTGTTGTACTCCGGTTCCAGAAAGAGATGTTTTTAAATCACTATCTTTCAATGTACCATCAGAATCAAAAGATCCGGTGGTTGTCCCAAACAAATCAGAAAGAACATTCTTTGCTTGGTGACTGTTGACAATATAAGAATACTCTAATACTGCTTCTTCGTAGTTGGCATATACATTGCCTTCTGTTATTTCAATATCTAAAACGTCCCCACCTAACTTCTTGTAAGTGTAAGCCACTTGATCTGAGGCTCCTGATAGGAAATCGTTATCTGTTGCATATACCCCTAAAGGTAAAGTGTTAGACACACTTGCAATTGTTCCTGTCTCAGGTAAAACAATTACAGATGTCTCTTGTGTTGGTGTAAGCGTAGGCTTTGACATTTAAAGTCCCTCCATTCTTTATAAATAGTTAGTGTAGGGAGAAAAGGTTTAATCTTCTTTCTTTGCCTTTTTAGTAGTAGTACGTCGTTTCCTAGTAGTCTTTTTAGTGGCAGTCTTTTTCTTCGTTTCTTTTTCTTCTTTAAGTTTGGCTTCTTGTTCTGCCTTGAGTTTTGCTTCCTGCTCTGCTTTAAGTTTTGCCTCTGCTTCGGCTTTGAGTCTGGCTTCTTCAAGTCTTTTTTCTTCCAACTCTTCTTCTGTGGGTATTCCTAATAACTTTCTTCCTAGTTTCCACAGATCTGGATGTGAGTTCTTAAACTTTGGATTAAACATCGCTCTTCTTTTTTTGCCCATTATATACTCCTTTTTGGTATAATAAATAGTAATAAAACAGAAAACCCCGATCATACGATCAGGGCTTAATTTTGAAAATAAGAATTATTCTATTCTTCTTTTTTCTCTTCAGGTTTAGACGAAACAACCTTTGCTTGCTTTTTGACAACCTTCTTAGCAGGTGCCTTTTTAGCAGGCTTTGGCTTTAGTGCTTCCTCTTGAGCCTTGGAGATAATATGGTTTCTAAAACTCATGATAATACTCCTTATCCGTGATCAGGAACAGCATCAGAAGCAATTCCTTCCAAAGTGATAAGCAACTTACCAGCATCGTATGCACCAGCAGTAGAACCAGCACCAGTCACAAGATAAAGATTCACATCAGCATCTGTATCAAAGTTTACAAGAGAGGCAGCAGATCCAACTCTTGATCCTAATGAGTGAGCACCACCTGCTTCTACAAGTTTTTGAACACCAGTTACAGTAGCACCTTGATCATCAGTAGCGTTTGCGCCTGCAACCAAATCAATATCAGGCTGTCCGGTGGTTGGAGCCTCTAAGCATGCAATCTCAGCAAATGTGATATGCCCGTGAGTAGCCAATGAGATTACTGCAATTTGACATGCTTCAGTTGCACTTCCTTTACCAATAATCTGATCAACAGTAGCAGTACTTGTTTCTGTGTTTCCACCGCCCAAATCAACACTAATCTCGGTAATGATTTTGTTTCCTACTCTCATAGTTGTTTGACGTGTTACAATTGGAGCATTTACTCCTGCTGTAATTGTGTCGGATACGCCTCTTGACGAGAGAGACTTAATTCTTTTACGTCCTAATCTTCTACTTCCCATAATATAATCCTCCTTATATGGTTATTGCAATAACATGATTCTATTCAATGAAATATACCAGCGGCCTCGGTATAGATCTTTCTAGGGACAGCCGCCCCGTCCCAAGGAGAACAAATTCAAGTCACATATAAATAGTCTTATATAAAACAAAAGCCCCAATCCCATAAGAGAAAGAGGCTTTAAAATTAGTGAGTTCTAACTAGTGATTAGGAAGAACCTTCTTCACCAATAAGTCCACGACAGATAACCAATCCGTACATATCAGGGCGAACCATTTTCTTCGCATAGCGAGTCATGACGCCTTTTCTAGGTACGAAGTCCTCTGTACCAAAGATGGTAGGAGTGACTTGTAGTGGCACATAAGGAGCATACACATATCCACTTTCGAGGAATGAGTTACCTTTACGTCCAACCAAGACTACGTTACGTGGGAAGTATGGATCAACCATAACGTCAAATTTCTTAGAAAGAGATCCAACATTTACAGCACCGATAGTTCCTTTTTCATCAGCGTGAGAAACGCTAGCACGGAATCCAGAAGTAAATTCAAGAATATTAGCAACTTCAGGGCCGCAAACTACAAAGTTAGCACCACCACGCAAAGTCTTTCTGTGAATCTGAGCAGAAACGTCGTTGATTGTTTCAATCAAAGTCTCATACCATTCTGAAACAGTACCAGTGAAGTCAGGAGCAGCAGAAGCAGCACCAAGTTCAGCACCAGTTTCTTTGTTCACAAACAAGCCGGGTGAACGACTCCAGTAATAAGTAGCAGCCTTAGCACCACCCATAAGATCGCCAAGAATCTCTCTATCGATTTCCAAAGCAATTTGCTCAGAAAGGATAGAAGTCAATTCAACTTCAGCATCCAAGTTGTGGTAAGCATTCAAGTCTTGCCCTAATTCAGGACTCCACTTTGCTTTCAACTTTTTGGTGTTTGCTGTTACACTGATCGAGTCTACTTGGATCTCGATCTCTGGAATAGCAGATTGTGCCTCAAGTCCCCAGTTGGTTTGCCCAACAACCGAACCAAGAGATGCACCAGCACCAGCGTTTGCAGTTCCACCAAAGTCATCATTCTGACGGAAGTGAATTGCAACTGCAGCAGCATCAATAATAGCATTGTTAACTGTAGAACCAGTAAATACCAACAATGCAGTAGACTGAGAAGTACCTGACAAGCGAGTCAAACGACGAACCTGACGATAGTCAGAACCGATTTGATTTTCATCAGCACCCTGATCAACAACACCGTGTGTCTCAGAACCGAAAATAGCAGTATTAGTTACTACTGTAAGGTGACGCAAGCCATCTTCTGATTTATCACACTCTGCAAAATTGCTATCAGAAAGATCAATTGAGTGTACAGCGATCTTAGTTCCTGCAGGAAGATCTGGATCAAACTGAACCAACTTATCAATAGCAGCGTCAGTACCAACAGTACCAGAAGCCACAAAAGCAGTGTTGACAGTGCCACAAGCAACAGAGCCAGTAGGGCTAGAATAGCCAGACTGCATGCCGTATGGTTGCTTGTCTTCAGTGATACTGTTCAACTGAACACCACCAGTGATTTGCTGCCCAAGGATTCCTTGTCCGTACAAAGATTCATCAGCGTTATAGCCTAATCTAGGAGCAGTACCATCAGAAGTTCTGAAATCCAAGAAGAAGATCAGCCCAGATGGCAAAGACATTGGTTGTACACTAACAAGATCGTTAGCGATAAGTGAGCCGAATACACGACGCACGATAGGGAAAGCAACAGCAGCGAAACCTTCAACGTCACCAGATGACATTAAAGAAGCCTCACGAAGAAGTTCCTTTGCTTGGTTCTCAAGAAGAGAAGCCATGTTATTTTTAGCATGATCAGAGTTTAATCCTTCCAATAATCCAGTACGCTCCCATTTATTCATTAGAGCGGCACCTTCTTTAGCAAGATCACGTCTGACAATACCTTCAGTTAATTTTTCAACGATAGACATAATATTTTCCTCCGTATTTTAATATAATATTGTCTTATTTGATACCGGCGAGCCTTTTCCATCTCGATTCGGTACCTTCATTGAGACTCTCCTTTTCTGGAGTACGTCTCGGTAATGTAGAAGAGCGTCCAGCATTTCTATTAATTGCTTCGCTAAGTGATTGTGGAGAAGAAGTATTCTCACTCACTGTGCTTTGAAGTGTTTCATAGATAGTTTTTGCTTCATCTACGGTGTGTGCTTTATTCAACGCTTCGACAATTTTAGATTTTTGCCGCTCATTCAGGGAGGCACTGATTAGTACACGATTTGAGTATAGTAACTTAGCGTTAGTGACAACTGATTCTTCCAGTTTATCTTTCAACTGCATAGTTACAGATTTAAATTTTCTATTTTGTTCTTGTAGGTGTTGTAATTCTTCCTCAAGTTCTGCGAGAGTTTCTTTCATCTCTTCGTTTTCTTCTTGCATGTCATCTGACATTGCTTTTGCTAATGCCATGTCAATAGCAGATTCCAACTCAACAGAGTTGAGTCCACCACCTAATTGTCCTGACATGCCGTGAGGTTGTGGGTTGTAGTCTACATTCAACGCTTCCGCCACCATTCTTTCCATACCTTCAAGATCATCTGGTAATTCTATAGTATCATCTTCATCCTCATAACCCAACTCTTCAGCATCTGAAAGATCAGCAAGTTGAGAAAGATCTACTTCTACTTGCTCGTCGTCCATTTCTGCTTGAAAGTCGTCTAATTTTGGATCGATGTATTGTCCGACATCATTCTGTTCAGCGTCTTTAAGAAACTGTGCTAGTTCTTCAGGGCTGATATTGATGTCGATTGTCTCTCCTTCGTCCGGAGTGGACAATTCTAATTCTCCATCTTTTGAAGTAATTTGCTCGCCTTCCATATAAGAAGGAGGGATGATGTTTTCTTCTTCAAAAGTAGTGGGCTCCACTGCGCCCTCTTCTGGTGCTCCTGATCCTGCATCTCCACCCAGATCTAATCCACCTTCTTCTTCTTGCTCAAGCAGCGTGTCAACTGCAGATTTAATTTCATTTGAGTATTTCTCAAGAATCATCTGTTCAGCATTCTTAAGGGCTGCTTCTTTCAAGTTGGCAGCATCAACTATTGCTTGTTTCAACAAAGACATAAATAAAACTCCTATTAATAGTTTATCAACATTAAATAGTGACTTTAATTATAAAAAACCTTTACAATTAATTTATTCTATCATACATATGGGCTATACTTGACAACAGTGGTGAAATGTATACTTTCAGTACCAGCATATCCACCTTGTAACTCTAGAGAAAATCCAAAAACGTCTCCAGCATTAAATGTGGTATTGGCAGCAGAGGTAAAATCAAAGGTATACACTGTGTTTGCTGCTTGTCCATTTAATGATAAAGATGTCGCTGGAGTGGAACTGTAAGCATTTGCTGTTCCTGTCCCAATATGAAGAGATGAGGTTAGGGCTTTTGACGTGAAATCGGTTGTTGATTTAATTTGTATTTGTATCAATTCTCCATTAAAAGGAGCAATAAAATAATTCACGGATGATGGGCCGACTCTTTCCGTGAAGGAATCGTCACTAGGAAAATAAATTGGATTGTAAGATGAATTTGGGTTTTGGAAGATACCTTGATCTATTTCATATACTCCACCGACAATTGTTTCTCCAATTTGATCTTTCGTGGCAACAGAGGCTGTACCATGCAAGGAGCCAGTAAATGCCCCATTAAGTGCTGTGATACCTGTGTTACTTACTTGCATTCTTACTGTTCCACTAGTCTCAAAGTTGATCTGATCTTCTCCAAAATCGATTAGAGTGTTTCTCTGGGTATCATCTGCTGCTTTGAGATCTCCGATAACTTGAGCACCTTTGGTAAATTTATATGACATGTGAATCTCCTTTTTTTATAAATAGAAAAAGGGTTGGACTTTCGCCCAACCCTCCAAGAATAATCTTGTCAAAATTATAATCCAATTCGAAAATTAGACGATAAAGAAACCAGTTCCTTTTCTGACAAGTGTAACTGCAGCACCTTGAGTTTCAAGAACAATTGACTGCCCATTTACTCCTTCGATGTGGTTTGTGCCACTTGGAGTAACTGTCAATGTATTGTTAGCATCATTAAGTTTGATGTATACTACTTCACCATCATTCCAACCACCGGCACTTGAAGACAAGTGTACAACTTGATCTTGACTCAAGTTACCAGCAAAATGGAATCCGGCTGAAAGTCCACCAGATACTACTGCCACATCAGCAAGATCACTAACAGTCAATCTAGCATTATTTGCCTGAACGCCAGACAAGTTAGAGCCATCACCATAGTAAGTCGAAGCAGACAAAGGCAACGAAGAGGCTAACTTTTGAGTACCAGAAGAATCTTTGGTTTGAAGTGTTTGAGTGTTCGAAGTAGAACCGAAAGTAAAACCAATATCATCAGCATTACCTGCGCCACCTTGACGAAGAACAATGTTAGCGTCTTTAACGGTTAAATTGTCTGTATCAATAGTAGTGGTTGTACCCTGTACTGTCAAGTCTCCAGTAAGAGTCAAGTCAGTGAACTGCACATCATTACCAGTACCTAATCCAAGAGAAGTTCTAGCAGTAGCACCTGACTCAAGAACAAAGTTTGAACCATCACCAATAATGATGTTTCCATCAGTTGGAGACAAGCCAGCAATGTCGGCAAGTTGAGCATCAAATGCTTGAACGTTAGTACCAATTGCTAGTCCAAGAGAAGTACGTACAGTAGCACCAGATTCATATGCAAAAGCACCTGCACCAGTAGCAACAATGAATTGTCCATCAGATGCAGCAGCACCAAGTGTATCAAGATCTTCAAGAACACCATCAACACCAACAGTCACAGAACCACCAAGAGAGACAGCGCCCATAGCAGCCATACCAGCACCTTGAGACAAGGTTACACCAGAGTTTGCAAGTGATGCATTAGGGACAGCGTTCAAGCGAATTCCGTCATTTGTCAAGTTAAGTCCAGTAGAACCAGAAACCAGAATAGCCAAACCATCAGAATTCAACTTAAGCCCAGAAGCGTCTGAACCAGAGCGAGCAATAGTCAAATTACTTACAGCAGCAGAACCATTGTAAGCAGTCATCGAAATACCGTTACCAGCAGACAATGCATCAAGGTTTGCACCAAGAGCCTTACCAGAAATTGTACTGTTTGCGAGTGATGAATTTGGAATAGAAGCCAAAGACATACCATCAGCATCTACAGTAATACCAGTAGATCCATCAAGATCGATTGTTAATTTTCCAGACGAATTGTCCAAACCATTACCAGCGATGCCAGAAGCATCGTCAACTTGGATTAAAGCACCAGAAAGTGCTCCTTCGGCGTCAATCACACCGGTAGATGTTACAGAACCGCTAAGTTTAGCGCTTCCTATTTGAAATTTATAAGCCATAATTAAACCCTCCATGTTATGTTAATTAAGCATAAACAGGAAACGCAGCGTGTACGAATCCCATCATTATTATATAGTACAACAATTCTTAAAAAGACTAATAAATAAAGTAGGCACTGGATCCGTTAGAATACAGGTTTATTGCGGCATGTGGGGATTCTAGTACCACTGACGTTACTCCGTCTATTGTCTGAGAGCCGGAAGTCGAGATTGTAACTAGATTATTCGAATTTACCTCTTTCTTGATTGTAACGTATTGCCCTGCTGTGAGGGTTTGAGCAGGAGCCAATTTGATCTCCAATGATCCCGTTGAGGTAACCCCAATGATCCTGTCGGATACGGATGCAGTTAAAGATGCAGAAGCGACTGTTCTACCATAATCAATTCCGCCCGGAATGGTAACTGTAATATCATTGCTTGAGTTTGTTGCAGTAACACCAGAACCAACAAAGTCAAACGAAGATGCTGCAGTTGATATGTTTGAACCCTCGTCCTTAACTACTATACTAGAGCCACCACCTGATCCAGAAGCATCAGTAATTGCAGTGGATGCCATTTTACCTGTGTAGATATACCCAACCGCGTACGTAGGAACCTTGGCGGCATTATAGTCCTGTATAAATAAGACTCCATTAAAGTAGTCCATAACCCAATCAATTGGATCTGTTGGGAATATTCTAGTACCACCTTTAGATGTATAAAGTTGTATTGTGTAGTTGTTTCCTGATTGTGGGCCGAAAGAAGGAGATACTAACTGTAACTCACCGTTTGTCTCATGAACTACTTGAGAACTTGAGAAAGGTGCAGTTCCGGAAACAGGATTCGATGAAGAGACATTGTAGTCTCCATGAAGTTTTAATTGATATCCATGAAAACCGGAAGACTGTGCTTCGTCACCACCACCAAAACCAGTAGTACCAAATGATCCTGTGTTGGCATCATAATCTGTACCAAGAACTGATTCAATTGTAAATTCTACAAATTCCACTGTTTGTGGCTTCCCAACAGAGGCAGAGTATCTTGTATAAAGATCGGAAGTATCTGCTGATACTGCTTGTGGAATGTCTTCTGCGAAAATACTATCTGTCTTTACCTGAATATTGGATGGAATGGTTTCTTCATAAAATTCGCGTAGCGTAGACGTGTTAGCCTTACCTGCTAACTTTTTGAAAGCAGATATGGTTTGTGCCTGATTTGTTGATCCTGTTCCCGGTAAAGCCATAATATTATCCTATATCTATCCTATCTATATATCCATCCCAACTTGCACTTGCTCTTACTCGAATGAGCATATACTGATTGGTTAGCCATGAGCCACCATTAAAAGTTACAGTAAATGATGTTCCGCTACCGCCGATAGTAAGGGGTAGCAATCCTCCGTCTCCTACGAAACCTCCAGCACCATCAACATCTTTGTTGTTAGAAGTGTAAGGAGATCCTGAGTCAATCCATGCAGTAGAAACGGCAGAAGAAGTTGACGGGAATTTAACCTCAACTGTAAACTTACCTCCTCCTAGTGAGTCAGATACATCTTCCATAGAGCCCGATCCGTAGAGTGTGACAGTTGCATTTGATTTACTACCTCCAGTTGTATTCTTGAAGTATCTCACATATGTTCTAGTGCCTTGTGTTAATCCGGCTAGCCGGTAATCTACATTACTTGTTGGAGATTGCAATGATCCTCCATCAGCAACATTTCTACAATCACCGTCAACTCCAGCATCAGCAGGAGAAATAAGTTTGCCGTCAAACACAACAAGTCCATCTGAATAGTTTGGATAGTTGCCTTGATCATTTACAGAGTATTCTGGCTCCCAAGAGTTTGATGATGCTGTTACATTAGATTGAGACAGGTATGTTACATTTCTGTTTTCTAATCTAAACCCTTCTCCCGTGAAGTGCTCTTGCGAACTACTGTTTGTAGAAGTTTCAGATCCACTGAACCTTATGAACCCTGCTTTGGAAAATGTTGTAAAATCAGAAGTGGTGAACTGTGTGTAAGTATTGTTACTAGCATTGAACGGAGGCTGTAGAAACTTTGCCTTACCAATAGATGCAGTATGCTTGTCACCGCCTGTCACAAAGGTACCTTGTAGGGATTTCGCTTGAGAGAATTGTAATGTTACATTATAGTTTACACTTCCAGTTTCTGCTCCAGCAGATGTCAAAAGAGTTGGATATGCAGAAACTCCGTTAGAGTCAGTCAAAGAGTTGATACCGCCACCGCTAGCAGTCATTGCTGTGATTGTGACATTCGTCAAAGTATCATTGAAATCGATAGCGTCGCTTGAATCATCATCATATACATTTTTATAGTTGTTGCTAGAAGTTAGCGTGAAAGATGCGGATGGGGCAGTAGCAAAATGTTTAATGCCTGAACTGTAATAGATTGTACCATCATTTACGAAATTAGATATGGCACCACCGGCAACTGTGATACTAGAAGAATCATCATCATTGATCCACTCAATATAACTTGAAGATAGTTCTCCGAACGTACCACTATGAATGACTCTCACGAAGTTCCATCCGTTTCTTTGATCATTTGTATCAACAATTAAAGATCCAGTTCTAAATGGACGAGTGTAGTCATGAACATTATTAGAATATGTAGGATATTCAACTGCTGAGACACTCGTGAAGCCACTTCCGGATGAATTTAGGCTACTACCACTGCCAAAAGATGAAAAGTCTATAGAATGACGTTCTGCGCCATTTATGAACAGTTTTAAATTACCTGCAGAACCTGAATCAATCCTGTAAGATTCTCCAGAATCATTCAACAAGGCTGTAATGTCTATTGTTTTGTTGTATATCCCTAGTCTTTGGTTGGTTAATCCAGTATTTGGAGTCCAAGTCTCGTTAATATCTACTTCTCCATTGATATTTGGAGATGCCACGACGCTTGTATATCCTGAGATCGCCTTGCTAGTCCCAAACGAAAGTTTGGCTGTTGATCCATTATTTGAAGTATTCTCATTGATATCATCTAGACTTACTCCGTATGTTGGAGATCCAGATCCTGCTCCAAACACAACAGATATTTCTGTAATATTGCCTGTCCATGCAGCATCTGCTTCAATCTTCACCAATAAAAACTCATTTGTTGAGATATACTTGGTACCAAGGGTTGCAACATTAACTGCGCCTGCTCCATCAATTGTCGCATCAAGCCCAAGTTCATTTGCGCCAGCACCTTCAGAGACATCATTGAAAGTAAAGTTTGTAGCCAAGTTCATCCAATCTGTTTGTCCCGGAGTCTTGACAAGAACTCTAACATTTGCATTTGCTCCTAAAGATGCTTGACTAGATACAATTGTTGCCGATCCTTTGATTGTAATAGATGCGTCACGCTGTTGAGATCCTGCATTCTTAAATGCTCTATAGAATGTTCTAGTTCCGGAAACAGATGAATAATTTGGATTACCTGCTTCTGTATTAGCAATTGTAGAGAAGTTGCCACCATTTGTAGTGTTTAGAGGGGAAACTAGTTTTTGGTTATATAGTTGTAGCCCGTCTGAGTGATTCCCAGAGCCAGTCATGTGAGTCTGACTATTCCAAGATCCAGTAACCACAGATCCTTGAGAATCATAAGAAGCAGAAGCAAGCCTAAATGTTGCCTCATCTTTGAAAAACTCTTGTGTGTTTGTGGCACTGCCAACTGAAGGTGTGAATATTAAAAACCCAGACATACTTGTATTGGACGTTGCCGCTCCTTTGAATACATGAGTTACCGAAGATGTGGCTCCGATAGATTCATTTAGAATAATTGTATCCGTTGTTGTCAGTGATTGAGTAAGGGCGACAGTCTTATTTTCATCATCGCCTCCAATATGTGGCATTGTTGTGTTTGCAATTGATGCATTTGATGTAGAGTCAGAACATGTCACTGTTGCCAGAGTGTATACATTTTTATAAAAATTAGAAATCAAAAATTGATAGTTGGCGGTTGCACTGGTGTTATATCGGACTCCAGATAAATATCTAGATCCACTTAGATTGATTCCTGTCAAAGTGTCACCAGTGATTGTGACATTGACAGCATTGTCATCATTAACCCACTCGATAAAGTTAGTATTATAATTTGTTGCCCCTAGAGTGTGTCTTATGAAAGCGTAATTCCAACCTCTTCTTTGGGACGCGGAATGAACAACATACCTCGCAGTCCTGTGTTGGAACAAATCGAATGTATTGTTGTTGGCGTCTTTTGCTGAAGATGTGACAGAAATGTTTGTGAAACCTGATCCTGATGTGTTTAAGGATGAACTTGAGCCTGCTCCGGGTATTCCGCCACCTGTTGCAGTTGCTAGGTTTAAAGTGTGGACAGCGGATGAAGTATTGTTAACAAAAAGTTGTAAAGATCCTGTCTCTGCATTTCCAAAAGCATCTGCTTCATAATTCGTAATAGATCCTAGTACTGATGCCGAAACGTGAAAATTAACCACACCAGTAATATTTGTGTCTAGTTTGAATATAGATCGTCTAAAGTTATTACCAGTTGTTGTAGTTTCGTATATCTCGCCTTTATCCACAGCGGCAAACCCTGCGGCTGTACCTACAGAAAAGTATGGAGTACCATCTGATTCCATATTGTTTGAGGCACCAAAGGAAAGAAAAGCATCCGTTCCATCTTGTGTCGCGTCTGTTCTAGAAACAGCAGGTGCTGGTGGAGGTACAAGAGATTTAAATAATTCATTATACCTGTCAATAGGTACGCCTACAGCAGTGCCCGTATGAAAGTCAGTGAATAATCCATCAGTGTATGATCCATCTTCTGCATCACCAATTGTTCCTCCGCCTGAGCCAGTGGCAATATCGGCAAAAGACACGGGTGCGCCATCAGAGTTTATATAAGATCCAGATATGGTTCCGGTTAACTGAGTAAATGTTCCATCTGATTTTGCTACGATTTTGTCTGGGCCGATTACCGTTCCACTCAAAGAATTATAAGCCATATTTTATACCCTATATCACGAACCACTTAGTGTCACCGTTGGAATAGAACGTCTTAGACGCCATAGTTCCAGCAATCTCAACACCAGTGGTATTTTCAACTGTATCTCCAGAAGAGGCAGATACAGCAATTGCATTACCAGAAGATCTTACACCCCCTGCTTCATCTTTAATTACCAATAACGAGCCAGAATTACCTGATGCGTCGGGCAACTCTATAGTAACAGCAGTACTGGCATTAGCAGAGACACCTATTATATAATCAGACTGTGATGCAGAAAACGCTGTAGAGGCTACTGAACGGTAATTCACCCTTAGTCCGGGTACCTTCAATTGACTGCTAGCCAAAATATAATGTACATCAATATTTGATCCGGATGCCCCAACCATAAGAGATCCAGTGAAAATATGGTTATCGTCATTGGTGTTTCCAAAATCAGATGATCCACTGCTATTAACTTCGAAAGTATTTTGTATCAAATAATTTGAAGCAGTGATACCCTCTGTGACGTTTAAAGATCCTGTTATTATCGCAGAACCAGAAAAAGGAAAGGTACCAATATTTGACAGATTAGATCCATCACCATGATACGTAGAAGCAGATATGTGTCCACTTGCTGACATGTTTCCTGTTAGCACTAATTGATTATTGGCATAATCAAAAGTAAGATTGGCAGAACCTGATCCTTTTCCGATACCATTTCCATCCACAGCGCCTGTTAAGAACTGAATTGATTTATCGACACCTCTAGCCTGTGCTTGAGAAGCCGTTGGGTGGACATACGCCCATCCGTAATTTGTTACATTTGCCATGAACTATACCTCTGTTGTTACATTATCAGAATTAAATAGTTCATCTACTGCCTTTTTCTTTGGCTTTTGCTTTCGCTAATGCCCTTTTTCTCTTTCTCTTTCTTTCATTGTTTATCTGAGAATTGGATTTAAAGTACCGGCGATCTTTGACTTCGTCGATGATTCCTTTCTTTTTGCATTTCTTGATAAATCGTTTAATCATTCTTTCCTGTGACTCGTTTCTGCGAGGCTTCACAGTCATATTACTTTTCTTACTCATTAATTTTCCTATTAAAATGTGCTACATGCGGCGAGAACTCTCACATCTGCTGTGGTTCCTACGAAAGCAACCCTGTCAATTCCTGCTATTTCAAATGTTACCATTTCTCTATGGTTGGCTGTTTGAGAACCTTCAGCGGTGCTACTATCGGCAACTGTGACTTCGGCAGCAGTAGATCCGTTTAGTTGATTCAGAGGAAACCATTTGCCAAATGCATGAGCATATCCATATATTGTAACACCTAAATTTGTGCTATTGTGCTTATCTATCACAAGAACGTGAAGAAACCTTTGACTTTCCGTGCTGTAACCATCTGCAGAATCATTTAGGGTGGCTACGAGAACTACGTCCGCCTCTGCTTCGTGAGATCCTGCAATATTCTTTAATTGCCTTGTTCTTCCAAAATTATTATATTTGTGTACTGACATGTTGTTATCCTCTTTTCCTTATAATTATCTTCTATTTAATTTTTTTCCAAGAACCGCCTGCTAAATCTAACAATCCAGAAATATCAACTCCTGAATCATTTGGGGCGTATCCTGACAGTGCGCCTTGGGGCTGTGTTCCTTGATTTGGATTTCCACCTTTTGATAAAGGCTCTGTCCCTTCAAAAAGATCTATGCCGCCGTAAGCATCCATCCCAATCGCATCTAGCAATTGTCTTTTTTGATTTTTTTGTTTTGATTTTCTTTCCTGAAGTCTGCGCATTGTTTCTTCATTTGATTCTAAAACCCTTTCTGTTGTTCTTTGAACCTTTTCTTGTCGTTGTTCTACGACTAATCCAGAAGTTCCTTTCACAACTTCTGCAATAACAGTTGAAAGCATTCCTTCTTCAAGCAATGCTTCCTTGATGCACTCTTTTACGAGTGGCTTGATTAATGCTTTTAATTCTTTCTTGTTCATTTAATCCTCTAGTATTTCGTTTAGCATTCTGTTTAGTTTGTATTTCTTGTCAAAAATATCTGTTTCAATTCTGATATTTTTTGCTTCTTGTAACGCCATATATGCGTTAGGAGTAGAAGGTTCGCTAACAAAATCAAAGCAAATAAGTTGAAGATCCTCTTGAACCATCGTTCTTCCTTCTGATTCATTAACAGAGCCAAGAGCCCGACTACTAATACCCAACTTAACACCGTCATTGACAAGTTGTTGTAATATCTTTCCAGACGGCGTGTTAAGGACTTTAACTTTTCCCATAACATTATTACCGTCCCACCAAGCGTCTGTAACCATGTGTGACGCATTTTTGAGATTAATGACTGAATCATCTGGATGATCTAATTCTCCTAGTGCTCTACTTTCTTTAATTAGCATCGTATAGTTCTTCATCTCTCTTTCTAAAATTTTTCTTGGATAAACTCTTCCGTTACCGTTTTGTACTTCTGCTTCTTGCAGTTTACCTGTCAAGATCATTCCGCCATTCTTGACGTAACGCTTCTCTGCTTCAGTGAGCATGTCTTGACACACACCACCTTCACACATTTCATAATATTCTCTTAATAAAACTTTACTCATAGTCAACACCCGTTCTTGCATCTTCTTACTGGTTGTAGCATCCATTTAATCATCATAATTCTCCTTAGATAAATCTTTTGACGTGCTGTTCGATTTGACTCAAATTTTCTTCATCAGAGACATTTGAACGATTTACGCCTTTATTTGCTTGATCAAATTTTAAAGCAATCGCCTTCACTGCTTGATATGGAATTCTCGCAGGTACATTATATGAATCTGCAGTTTGCCCTAGCATTTGTAGATCTTTTTCGTTTTTACTCATAGTGTATGATACGGCGGAGCGTGTTATTGAGTTTGCCAATTTAAAACCACTACCTTCTTTGGAAGCGTTTGCAATACTGACAGAATCATTGACTGCTTGCTGGATCTGTTCATCAGACAAGTTACTTGCTTGAAATTGATCACTGTTATAGAAATCCATCTTTTCTTGGGGAAGAGCCATTCCGCCCTCTTGTTCGTTAAGAACCACATTGAGTTCTTCTTTAATAATTCTCTTCAAATAAGATTTTGTTACTTTCATTTCTTCTCTCCTGTTGTATTTGAAATGTGAGATAATAATTCTTCTCTACTGATGTGTTTGTTCTCTTTGAGAAACTTTTCAACTTCTTCGACTAAAATTTTATCTGCTCTTTTTTTGGGGATCTTAATGTTCATTTTGTTTCCTCACAATTTTTAAACCGTCATCGTCAAACATCATACACAATATATAGGAAGTTCCTGACGATAACCATCCACAAATTAAAAAATTTGCTAAATTTAATTCAAATGTAAATAGTTCTGTAAAAGGATTAAGGAAGAATAAAATTACACCAACCCAAAATCCTGTACACATTGGACAAGACAGCAACTTGGTGTAGTTTAGACTAAGATCTCTAATTTCTTTGAATATAGAACCATACACCAATATCTGTGTCAAGCCATAGGCTGATAATATAAACCAAAGTAGTTGCATTATTTGCTCTTGGCTTCTAGTCTAACTCTACCACCTTGTGCCATCTGTGCTCTGGTATCTCTTCGGCGCGTAAGTTCTTTATATCTTGCAAACATCGGCTTCAATGAGTCTTTTGCTAGGTTCACAACCTTTACAACAGCAACTGCGGCTGCAACCCAACCAAGGAATCCTGAAGATGCTGCCAAAGCAGCCTTTCCATATAGACTAGTCACAAACTTCGGAAACTCTTTTATCAAAAAATTCTCAGCCGCTTGAACTGCTTGCTCTTTAATATCTGTAAGTCCACCAAGGATATCTGCACCATAGTCTTTCATCTTATCAAGAAGATATGAAAGTCCAATAATAAGCCCAGTTACAAGAACAGCCTTTTTCCAATCAACAGCCATTGCAGTAATAGAATTGATCCCACTTATAACCTTTTTTAATCCTGCAGCAAATGTGGGCATATTTTTTCCTTCCAGCCAAGTTGCTGCAGTTGTTAACTTTTCCTTCCAAACATTTATAATCTTCTTAATCGCAGCAGCAATAAAATCAGGTATATACTTTGGATTTCGCACAACACCATATAATGTAGAGAATAATTCTCCAACTTCTTTGCCATACTTTTTGATTGCTTCGATTGGATTGAATCGATCAAAGAATCCTTCAAAAAGCAAATGCTCTTGTATAATTTGGCTTTTCATTTCTGAGGTGTAATATGCGCCTCCGCTCTCGTTTAAAAGTGGTTTAAAGCCCAATGCATGCTCAATGTAACCATGTCTTTCAAACAGTTCGTGATGTTCGGAGTATTCTCTCCATTCATTTAACAATTGTTTCACAATCTTTTATCTCCTATAAAATCGATTATGCATATACGATTGATAATAAATACCCGGCCGTATTGAACCTTTCTCTCTGGCGTGTGGAACTTCACCCAACTCTGTTGAATTATCATCTGTTGGATTCGTGTAATAATCTTCTTCTTCCTCATCCATCTTTTTCAAGTATTCATACTGAGGTTTTTCCATCTCAATGAATTTGCAAATCGTAAAAAGGATTGGCTGTAACGCATCGAGTGGATCTTGTGCTTCTTCACCTTCTTTTGTTTTTGGTTCTGGTGGGGTTTCGAACAAGGCTTGTAATGAAGCATATACGTTACCACCTTGTACAGAATCTCTTGCTACAACTCCTTTCTTAGTTAAGAAATCAAATAGTCTAGACTGTGTGTCATAAGTCATATCGGATATTCTGTCTTTCGGGAATCCAACAACTTTCTTCATTTTTGGCATAATTACAATATCGATATCTGGATGATCGTATATAACATAATCCCCACCAAGAGTCTGTCTCATGTCTACTGAGAACTTGTAATCTTTGAGTTTGTTATCATCCCTAGAAATGGATTTCTCGCCTATGAATACTTTAATTGACATTAGATCAATTCCTTACAAAGTTCTTGAGTCTTTAGTACTTTGAAGAGCATGGAATCATCTATATTCTTACTTGAAAAAGATTCAAGCATAAGTCCCAAAGACTCGAACTTATCTGACAATTCTGGTACTGAAGTTTTGTTTTTTATAACAATCTTCTTCATTCTAGAGATCTCTTCGTTAATTGCGACTTTTAATCCCATACCTTCATCAACAAATGAGAAAATATACTTGAATAAAATATCTTTTTGTTCCTCTAATAAGGTACTGTATTTTTCGTTAAACTTTTCTACAAAGACTTTTAATACCAAATTATCCACTGGTTCAACATTCATGGTATCTTCTTGATTAGTCATTTCTTCAATAATGTTGCTTTCCAATATAACTCTAGCCTTAACAGGAGTTTTGATACTGAATAGTTGTCCAATGGTTGCTAGAGACTTATAATTGGGAGTAAAGGTACCAAAAGTGTCTTTACCCAGTTCTTTATTCACTCTGTTGATTACATGTGTTTGATGTTGGAATACGTGTCCCGGATGCAAAGAGAGGTAAGTCCTTTGGGCTTCTCTTAGGATCATATTAGCCCATTCTTTTGTAACACCTTTTGTTTCTAAAATGGATCTATAGGCATCCAACTCTTCATCCAATATAGAATTTTTCGCAAAGTTTTCTTTAAGGATATCCATTGCGATGTTCTTTCGTCTCTCGTCTTTATTCAGTGCTGCCTTAGTTACTTCTAAGATTAGTGTCTCGTATAAAAACGCAGTATTTCTTTTTTTGTTATATTTCATTTTTCTTTAGGCTCCATACTTTCGAGTAGTACTTTTAAATCGTGACTAATATTAAATAGTTGCTTCTCTTCTTTATCGTAAATCTGTTTTTCTTCCGCTTCATACACTGTGTTTACAATACTAGATAGAGGATTCTTTACTGCTTTATTAGATGGCTGTTGAATCACAGAATTTGTGCTTCTTTTTCTAGCAGACTTTCCTGCCTCTGAGTTTTTGAAAGGTTTAACCTTTCTTCTTCCTTTGCCATCTCCTCTAGATACTTTGCCATCTTTATCGCGTTTTTCGTCTCTGTTCCCCGGTGATGCGAGTAATGCGGAATCTGCTTCACCTCCGGCGTCACCGCCAGCAGCGTCACCACCAGCATCTCCTGCAGGTGCATCACCACCTCCAGCATCACCTCCACCGAGATCGAGTCCGCCGCCTTCAGCGCCTCCGCCAAGATCAAGTCCTCCTCCACCAGTGGCTCCACCAGCGGCTCCAGTATCAGGTGCAGAAGCAGGAATCTCTTCAGATGCTTTCTCAAGCATAGATGCCATCTTCTTATCGTAGAACATTTCTCTCTGGTTTCTAAGAAACTCTTCGTCGGACATTCCAAGAATGTTTTCAGAGATCCATCTCTTAGAGAAGAACCCTTCTGTCGCTGCTCCAGCAATATCAAACTTCTGTTTCCAGTGCTCAAGTTCTTGTAACTCTGCAATCTTGGATGGGTTATTTAATAATAATTTAAACGAAATAAGATCATCACCGCGATAGCCTAATGTATAAAGGTGAACCAGTCCAATCTTTTCTAATTCAGAAACGACAGATCTTTGCAGTCTTTGGATTGTTCTGGCAAATCTGATGTCCTTCTGGGCTAGCGTTGCTTTGTCCTCTGTTTGTCCATCGCCTCTGGAAAGGTAAGACATCGGGATCTTCAGTGCGGAAAACAACTTGTCTCTTAAATACTTAACATCATCAATGTCTCCAGTGTACTGTCCACCGGGTAATGATTCAACTCTAGACGAGTTTCCACCACGCACAGGAATAAAATAATCTTCATCGATTGACAAAGGATTGTATCTCAAATCAACACGTCCGGTGGATGTGTCAACTAGTTGGTTCCTTTTCATTTGCGTAGTTACTCGTTGCATAAATTGCTCTACATCTTGAGGAGCAATATTACCAACATCAATATAGAACACTCGTCTCTCAGGAGATCTAACGATACGATATGCCATCATGGCATCCTCAAGTAAAGTCAACTGTCTCCATATTCTTCTAGCAGGCTCAAGAACAGAAGTTCCATATGGCGCATACTTGTCGTTACCTAATATTCTAAAATGTGCAATCTGCCAATTTTCAAATGTCAATCCTCCGGAATTCCACTGAAATTGTATGTAATTTGGGTTTGTCTTATCTTCGCCTTCAATTCTTTCTATTTCGTCTAGAGGAAGAGAGATCGCATGGCGAACACCAGTTGTAGCATCAATATCTAGATACAGTACGAAGTCGCCAAACTTACATAAAGAACGACTCCAACCAAAAAGATTGAGATCTACATTAAGGATCTCCTCATAAAGGTTTTTCAAAATCATTTTGATTTCGTCATTTGGGCACTTAATGTTAAGCATAGGAGACAACATTGTAGAAGTCGTCATCTCATCTGCATAAATGTCTAGTGCAGACGCAATCTCAGGAGTAAACTCCATTTGATCAAAATCAATATATCGCTCATAGCGATTTTGGTTTGCCATAATGTTGGCAGTCATAGTGTCATACGGATTGTATGAAGTCTTCTTGAAATCTAATCCCATAGCAGAATTGAATTTATACTTATCCATATCTGCTCGTTTGTATCGTCTTTGCATCTGCGTTCGCCTATTCACAATAGGTGATGAAAGCAGTCTAGTCAACCTTTTATACAGATTACTCTGTGGGTTTCTTGGGTTCTTTTTATTGTCAGCCATTTTTTTATCCTTTGAAAATCCAACTAAATTTATCTAAATTGCGCTTATGTTCTTCGAGCCCTCCTTTGGGTACTGAATCGAAAGTAGAACTATTTTTATTATATCCTTGTTGCCCTTTTATATTAGTGTTGAGTAGTGTGTTTGTATATACCATAGAATTTAACATTGCTTTTTGCAACTCCTCTCCTCTCTTAGAAGCGATGATTGCTGTGTCTCTAACCCAGCAAGCAATAGCAAGAGCCATTACCAAGTCATCGTTATATCCTTTCATGGCTTGTGGTTTACCCAAATACCATACAAAAGTCTTCAATTCGTTTAATAAACGCAAAGATTTTATAGTAATTAGTTTATTTCTGACGAACTCCTCTAATTTAGCAATAATTAATGGACGAGTTTTCATAGAAGTTGTAAACCCCGGAACTGCACTTGGATTACCTATCGCAGATACCTGCTCTATATACTCATTAGATCCTTTAAGGCTAAAATAAATATTTGGATATTCTAGATCAACTAATTTTTCTAAGACTGAATATCCGATATTGTTATTCTCAACAACCAATAAGCAGCCGCCGTATTCTCTTCCTGCTGAAAACAGCATGTTTGCGAAGTCATCAATGTTTGGCTTTCCCTTGTATTCTGCTACAATCTCCATTGTATCAGTATTGATGACGTGGAACACAGAATAATCTGCCCCATCTCCTCTAGCGACATCTGCTACCAATACATATTTCTTACCGTCTTGACACTCTTCCCAAATCCAATAATTTCTATCGTATCCAACCTTGTGCTTTGGATCGCATATCATCTTTTCAATTCTATCTATATCATCAGGAGCAATAACAGTTTCACCAGAAGCGTTGAAGTTACATTCATACTCTTGCGCTATCTGTCTTGAGTTCATGTTTTTTGTTTCATCGTTAAACCATTTTGCATCTCTATCAGGATGTCTGCTCCAATGTAGCCTTGTGGGCTTGAAAGCGTTGACTCCTGACTCTGCATCGACGTAGGTAGTATGAAACCAGTTACCAACACCATTAGGCGTTGAGAGGGCAATACAGCGTCCCCCTGTTGATATTGTAGGATAGATACCTGTCCACAACTGCTCCATATCTGGAATAAAGGCAGCCTCATCAAGAACAAGCAAAGACAGAGCCTCTGAACGTCCGGCATCACCTGCGGTGGAGGATGCCTTAATCCATGAGCCGTTTGATAATTCAAAAGATGTTCTATTGTCAACAGTAATCTTGGCAATCTGCATCCACTCTGGTAGTGCCTTAACCATTTCTTTCACTTTGATTACAACGTTCTTTGCTGTTTCTAGTTTAGTACAAAGGATTAAAACCTTCTTATGTTTATGAAACATCATTAACCAAGCAATGTGAGCACCAACAATTGTTGATATACCCATCTGTCTTGCTTTGAGTACTGCGTTAAATCTATATTTTTCTAGATCAACAAGAAGTTCATCTTGAAAATCATATGTATCGAAACGAACCAATCCGTGAACCGCATGTGGAATACGGCAGAAGTTATTAACAAAGTATTCTTGAGACTTGCCACATTTTAGTAGTTCATCTACGGCTTGTTGTTTCGAGATCATTACTGCTCATTTTTTGATGTGTAGTTGGATGGTTTCTTTGCTTGTTCTCTACCTAAAGACAAGAAGTCTTTAATCGATTTATCCAAACGATCTTCTGGACTAGGAAGTCCAACATGTTCTGCTTCAACTCCACCTAACTCAAACTTTTGCAGAGCGGTTATTGCAACACGCTGTCTAGATATATATTGCATATCTATGTCAACTTCTGAAGGTTTCTTAAGGCTAAGTGATCCTTCGCCTCCAACCTTTTTATATTCTTTTTTAAGAAACTTTATAATATCTGCCATACACTGCTCAATCTCTGATGATAATTTTGCATTATGAGATTCTTTTGAAGTACACTCAGTGTGGTAAGACAAGTAAACTGTATTGCCCAAGACTCTAATATTGAATCCATCGATTACGCGAGAGTCTTTAATCGCACATCCTTCTTCTCTCCTAAGTCCTACTTCTTTTGCCAAGTCTTTGCCAGTAAACCGTTCGTCATGCGAGCCGTCGTAGCAATTTGCTGCTGCTTGTTGTAGTGCTGTTACTATCTGTAATGTTGTAGCCATTTTATTTATCCTCTTGGTTTGGACGCCATCCTGATTGCCATCTTTCCGCTCTTCCATCGACATATTGAATGAAGCAATTCTGACAACACTCATATTTGTGCATATAGAAATCATCACCTTTGTCAAAAGAGTAAGTTGAACATACAGGGCAGGTTCTTTTACTATCAGTACTAAGTAGTCTTTTTGGCATTAAAAATCCATCTGTTTCTACTAAATCATTATCTTCGTGATACTTAGAAACCTTTGATTCAAATTTTTTCGTTGTTTCTAGATATTCTTTTTCTTTGTCATCATCCCATCCAGCATTAGGGTTCTGTATTGTTTCTTTGCCATACTTCTTTCCTATCGCTTTTTCATATGCTGCTATCTTATTAAGATCATTAACTTTCACTGTGCGCCTCCAAGTGCTCTTACCAATAGATATGTCAATGTAACACCTACTGCCACACCTGCTGTAAAGACAAGTTTATTATCGTCTTTACCAAGTGTTTCTATCTCTTCTTCAAGCGTCTCAATGACATCATTCTTTTCTTTTGTGATCCTATCAACTTCGCCTTTGTGAAAGTCGATCTGAGATTGCAACTCATCTTGAATAAGATCACATTCTGTTTGTAATACGTCTAACTCTTTTTGCTTCTGTATATCACACTTCTCCTGTTCAAACTCAGGTAGAGTCAGTAAGTGTGACATCGCTTCATCATCCAATAGCGTTCCTTTGAACGGGCAAGGCTGCTCTAATTCTACATAAGTGAACCTACCATTGTCTGCTTGCGCTACCCCTATAAATAATACCAGTAAACTACTCAACATACTTAAATCCAAATTTTTGTTCTATTTCTTTAATTAGTGTTTCCGGTTTTTCTTTGAGGATGTTTTGATATTCGTCTTTCCTTTCGGACGTTTTGATTTCCAAGTCTGCAACCCTATCGCCGTAGTGTTCCAAGATAATGTCAATTTCTTCTTTATATTTTTCATATGCTTCCTTTTGATCCTTTATTCTTATTTCATAATTATTTTTTAATTTTTGCATCGATTCCTCATGAGCCTCGATTCTTTGTTGTTCGAGTTCTTTCAGTGACGCATAGTCAACTCTAGATTTAACCCAGAGAACGAGGAAAAGAGCCGCAATAAGCAACTCTTTCCAGTGTTTTAGCACGTAGTTTAAAACCATCATACTCCCTTCATTTTAGCAATAGCATCAATGACAGATTGTCCTCCGATGTAAAGTCCTGAGATCATAACCCAATCGGCAGACTCAACCATCCCAAATCCCATGAGTGCGGTTGCGGCAACCCATACCATAAGTTTGCGGCTTGTGACTTTGCCAAGCCAAGCATCTACCACTGCTTCTTGCTTTTCTTTGATTTCTTCCATTGTCATGTTCCCTCCTATTGTTTAACATGAGCATAGCCATCCTTTTTATCTATAACGATTTGCATGTCTACGCAATCTTTCAATGAATCTAGATGACTAATTAGTAAAACTGTTTTAAAGTTTACCTTAATTAGTTCCAAAATACGAATAAAACCCTCCATATTTTCTTCATCTAGTGCTGTTCCGGGTTCATCGAGAATAAAAATGTTTCCTTTTGGCATTGAAGAGACTGTGAGTAAAGCCATGCGGATAGCCATAGCAGCAATAGTCTTCTCTGCTCCGGAGCCCATCTCTAGAGGACGAGGATCGTGCTTAGGGTGCTTGATATATATCTCAAACTTACCACCATCAACTTCGAAGAATACATTGAAATCAACAATGTTGGCAATTGTCTTTGATATTTCTTCGTTGATGATTGGCAACTTCTTCTTAATGACATCGAAAGCAATACCATTAGAGTGCATACATTGCATATACAAATCATATGCTGAATACTGAGAGCGGTACTCTTCAAGTTGGATCGACATATCTTCGAGGTTACTAATCTTCTCCTCTATAGATCCTGTCTGTTTGTAAAAGTCTAAACGATCTTTCTCACATTTTGCAAGTGTTCTTTTGGTAGTCTTGATTTTAGACTTTAAAGAATCTTTCTGCACTAGCATAGTCTCTAGGCTTTCAATTGATTCTTTATTATCTTCGTATACCTGTTGCTCTTGCTCTAGTTCTTCAATCTCTTTGGAAAGAAGTTTAATCGTAGTCTGATCTCGTTCAAATTGAAGCCCTATCTCTGTTATCCTAGAAGATGTTTCCACTTTTTTGTCTAGCAACTTCTGAAATTTACCTAGGTGCTCTGTGACTTTGTCTGGGTTTAAGTCTTGTAGACTCTGTACGAAAGCAGCCATTTTGCTATTCGAGTCCTCTATCTGCAAATTGATAGCAGGTAATTGCGCGATTGCAATATTTGCATCTTTGACAAACGGATTCTCACAACAGAATCTACAATCTGGATCATACTCATGCTCTTCCAATAACTTACCTTTGGCAGCCTTTTGACTGTATTCCCTTTCTTTTGCCTTCAACACTTTCTCTGATTCTTCGATAGATTGGCTTAGATCGTCTATCTTAATTCTACGTGTGTTTAACCCTTCAATATCAAATGTCTCTTCAAACTCACATAGCGCTTTATATCGTTCCTCTTTACCTTTTCTTTCTTCGGTGAGTTCATCGATATGATTGTAAAGTCTTGATACCTGTGTCTTTTTCGAAACAATCTTGTTTCTAACTTTTGCTATATCAATTAATTCCGTAGGAACGGACGAGATGGCTGACTCTAGCAGGGCTAGTTCCCCATTCAATTCTTCAATTTGGTTCGATAACACTTTGCAATCCTCTTCATGCCCGTTTAAGCGCCTTGTGACTTTTGCTAATTCAACTATCTGATCTTTCTTTTCTTGGTGAAAATCTCTACCATCTAGTCGCTTTAACATAGCCCGAACCTCTGCTGAGTCTTCTTTGGCGAGACGATACTTCTGTTCGAACTGGTTTAGATCGAGAAATTTTGCGAAGATTTCTTTTCGCTTTGATGCGCCTTCGGATATAAAATTCAAAGCACCGTTTTGTGAACTCATAGACGTCAATAGGAAGTCTTCTAGAGATCCAAAGTGGTTTCGTATAGCCTTATCTGTTTCGTTCCTTGTAGTGCCATTGAGGGGCGTTATATCACCTGTTATCAATGACTCTGAATAGAACGTAACTCCTGTCTTTGCTTCAAGCGTTTCTACGCCTTTTAACTTCTTTGTGTACTTTTCTGCTTCTCGTTCAATGACATATTTTTGTTCCCCAACGGTAACATCAAGTTTTGCTATTGCCCTGTTCTTGTTTTGATTGATGACGTTGAGGTTCTTCTTTTCATTCTTTGATGTTGAGTTAAACATGGAGAACAAAATAGAATCAATGATAGATGACTTACCAGAGAAATTTTTACCGAAGATGCCAACAATACCATTAAGGTTTTGAAAGTTTATCTCGTTACCCTTTCCGTAGTTGAACAAATTGTCCCATCGCACATTATCTAAATTCCAATTAACATTGCGAGATATATCATCTTCTCTGGCAACTGCGTCGTTGTATTTCTTGTTAAGACGATAGACGTTTTCCAACTCATCTTGAGACAAGTTAAAAGGCTCTAGGTATTCCTCTATCAATTCTTCCTGTACGCTTATATCACGAAGATCAAGAACTTCTGTTTCTCCTTCTCCGAGTTCTATCGAGTTTCTGCTTGTTGCCCTGTTGAGGAACGTGACAGACTCTGGATTGAATTTGTGCTTGACAACCTCTGTTGCCTTCTTGATTTGATCAATCGATAAAGAATTATCAGCGATAACACGGATTCTTGCTCCTTCTGGTGGGTTAAAATTTGAAATGTCTGGGTTGCCACTTACATCTAACTCGATGTTCCATGACAAGAACGGACGAGGATTGCTGAATACAATTGGCTTGATAGTATGCTTTTTCTTATTCTTGATATTCCATATTAGAATGCCTTTGTCATCTGTCTCTCCAAAGTTCTGCTGAACAGTAGAGCCAGCATACCATATAGTACGTTCGGCATCTAAATGCTGTCGTTGATGAATATCACCTAACATAGCATAATCGAAAGCACTGAAGATAGAAACATCATGATCTCCATGAGTCATGGCAAAGCCTGTGTCTGTCTTAGAATATTGTACTGCTCCGTGATACAAAGCAATATTAATCTTACTATCGTCTGTTGGATCTGTCCAGTTGTCTTCGTCGAATACAGACAAAACGTTCAACACAACATCATCTCCAATATCTGTTTCACCAGAATTCTTCAATAGGTGCAAGTTGTCATGATCCAACGCATTGATAATTGGCGTGATTGCATCTTGTCGCGAACTGTTCTTAAGATTTCCGTCATGGTTTCCTAAGATAATATATGTCGGAGCGATCTCTCCTAAGTTGTAAAAGAACTCAGAAGCCATCTCTACAAACTCTGGTGAGATCTGTGTTTTGGTGTGTGCAATATCTCCGCAGTGTACGATATAGTCAACCTTCTCATTTCGTAAGGTTTCGTAAATTTGCGAAAAGACAACCTTATACTCGTAGTGATACTTTAGATTACGAATATGCGTATCTGCAATGTGTGCTATTTTAATCATAAATCCTCCTTGTTGTTTAGAATATGATACATTATAGAGACATGAGTTTTCTTTTGAGAATCCAATCTTGATTGTCTCGCATCAAGACAGCACTCTTTTTAAGTTCTGTGAAGGTTTCTTTCCCAATCGATGATACATCTTCACCTTCTGGTATATCAACCTTCCAAACTTCGATATCGTATTTCAGAAGAGTATGAGCAATCCTCATAGCCTTTTTCTCCGCATCTGGATCAAGGGCTATGAAGACGCTCGAATCATTTCTGATTATGTGTTGAAATAATCTAGATTCTTCTCGTAAAGTCGAACCCAGTAAAGCAACAGCGTTTCCTGCGAATATAGCATCAAATACTCCTTCTACTAATATGACATCGGAATCCCAATCAATGTTTAACTCATTGAATATAATATCTCTAGATGCGTCGGGATTCTTGTAACGCATCCAGTGTCCATCGTAAGAACGGGCGATGAAGTAGTTTACATAGCCATTAACATTAAATGACGGTATGATGATCCTACCTTCAAACTCTCCCTCTCCACAATAGCCAATCTTGTATCTTAACAAATCACAAGGCTCTATGCCTCTATTCGTAAGATAAGACAAGGGTATGTTGTCAACCACAGATGTTTTGCCCGTGAGTGTTTTAAACTCTTTTGGTAAAGAGATGATTTGTTCCTGCTCTACCTCTTCTTCGGCGAACAGTTGAAACTCTAGCCTAGAGTGATCCACTATGCCAGATAGTTTGTCCCACTCTTTTAATTGTGTAAACGAACCAAACCGACGAATGACACGTCTAATATTTCTGCCCCTAGTATCACAAATCCAACACTTAAATACATTTCTCTCAAAATTGACAGAAAACTTTTTCTTGTGATGGTTGCAATAAGGACATGTGTATAAATGTTCTGATGATTGTCTCTTGGGATACCCCAAGACATCATTTACTAGTTTTACCTTCTCCGACTGCATTTAACCCCTCTTTGTATACAGAAACTCCATAATGAGCAATTACGATAGCGTCTGCTATATCGTCAGTACCCGGTTTTGGATTTCCGTGCCTTGTGATATCGTAAGTGAAACTAGGATATTTCTTTTGCACTTCTTGAATTATAAAGTGCTTCTTCTTCTTTACGTTTCGAGGTATTGAAATATTCATTTTTTTTCTTGCTGAGTTTGCATGAACTAGATGCGGTACCAAGAAAGTTTGCGTGTATACAGCGTAACAACACATTCCATTAAATCTTTGTAATTTGGACATGGTTTGGGCTGTCGTTTTTCCGCCGCCGAACATCATAGCAGGCTGTTCGACATATACATCGTCAAAAGCATAATCTTCGAAAACATTCAATAGTTCTTGTTTGAATTGCCAACATCTAATTTCTAGATCTTGTTTTGAACTCATCTTAAGATTTCTATAATGGATCAAGTTTTTATCTAAATCCATCACTGCCATTCCTATGACAGAGGTACTAATATCAAGCCCTAATATATAAGTCATGCTTCTCCTATATGTCTAACTTTAATTTGAAACTAAACTCTCTGTCTTCTGTCTTCTTGACAGGTTTTGCCACTTTAGCGACGCCTAGAACATTCATAAACTCATCGTAAATTACTACCTTCGATATGTATGTGTGCTTCTTGAAAGTCTCTTCATTGTTATCGTAGGGGCTAAAAACAGTATTCTTGATCAATGCCCTGTCGTTTTCCAGATAGAGATTTCCTGTTTGTTCGATCTCAGAAGGATACAATGACTGATCTGACTGTAGGAATGTAGGATTGTTAGAATGGTTCAACTCTCCTTTGGGAGCATGTGCATACATTGAAATGGTTGGAGTTGTGGTTTCACCCTGAAATGCTATGCTTCCATGAGATGCTGTCATAGGATCATTTTCAAATCCGTTAATTCCAGAGCCCCAGTAAATCCATTTTGTAGGTTTCCTCAAAGACACATCGTTGACATAATTTCTCAATGTGCCATCAAGTGTCCAAGAACCAGTAAGCATAACAAAGCCTTCGTTATATAGCACAACCCCTGCACATGATCCGGAGCCTTGTGATCCAGACGGAGCCACTTGAATAAGTTCTCCATTCTTTTTTGTATCTTGTAGGTGTCCTACGAGCGTACCGGTTATATAAAACTTAAGATCCATTGTACCTTTTTTAATACGATTGCCGTAAAAAATCGAAGGAATGCTGATTAAGTTTGCTTCTTGTGTTCCTTTGTCACCCAAAGATCCACTAAATTCATAATGATTTGAAATATTTTTGTAGTGGTTGAGTGTGTTTCGTAGTGCATCAACGTGAGCCCTACTGGCTGACTGTGAATAGTAGTTTCTATACAAAGATGATGACATTGGATAAGATCCAGTAATCACATCCCCATAAGCAAAAGACTGGGCAAACTGAGTTGTACTAACAGTTGCGAATGATTGCAGTGAACCGTCTTTTGTTATGAATGGGTAAATAAAGTTATTTGATCCTGAGAGTTTATCATTGTTGATCTCATATAAAGAAATGTACCCAGATGGGACATTCAGGCTCTGAGAGTTGAAAGATCCGGAATCTGCTTTCTGGTTGTTGATATACAGCGTCCCAGAGTAAGCAACAAATTCATACTTTGGGTACAGTCTAAGGCTGTTAACAAATATTTCTTTTTCGTCAAATTTAAATATACTCATAATCTCTATACGTTTATCCTACAGCAAATATTCATTTTTTATTGCATGTTATGTTGCAGTAATTAGTTAGAACTAGTTGTTTATTTGCGTTAGGTTCAGAATAAATCCATTCAAATGTCGTAGTTATCCCTTTTATTATTGCCCTACTCCTCTCTATTTCCATTTTAAGCCACTCTAGATGCATCGGCGAGTGCTCTCCTATCTGTATTCCTAAAGCCTCAGAGAGTTCATACAGAGTGTACCAATCGCCTTGTTCCATTGCCTTAACTGCTCTCTTGAACATATTTGTTTTATCTGAGTCGGAGTGCAAGTCTGGATGAGTCTTTTTGGCAATCTTGCGATACATCTCTTTGTTTTGTTTTGATATATCAGTTTCTTTTTCCACTACCATACTCTTCTCTTTTGGCTTATATACGTCCTTCATGTTTTTCATCGTTCTCTGCTCAGAGTATTGAAATTCTGATTTTTTCATAAAATCTTCTAAATCTTCATAAAAGACAACTCGCCTTGCTGCATGCTCTGCAGAGTGGTACTCTAAATCGGATTTAAGAAAAGACAACTCTTTTACAAGTCTCTTAAACCGCAAGTCCTCTACGGACATTAATAGTCCAGTCTAACTCGTAGTGTTAGTTCGTTTGAAGGATCTTTTTTCAGAGGCTCGGACAATTTGGCTACCGCTAGCAATTCATTGTCTGCCGAATAAAGCCCAACAGTAGATATATAAGACACAGGAGTATCAGACGCATTGTTCTTTACAACTAATTTAGAAGAACTCAAATAAGTAGGATTAGTAGAGTAGTTGAATTCATTATGATGCGCTCTACAGAAGTATACTGTAGAATTCAACTCTGTTGTGTTGTTGAAAGAAATGTTGTACATTCTTTGCCTTAGAGCATCACAAGATGCAGAAATTGCTGATCCAGATAAAATATCAATAATACTATTTTCTGCAGCGTTCATATCTGTATGATCCATGTCTGTATGAAGAATACCTGCTGTATCCTGTAGAAATACGGATGCCGAGATTACTGCGATACCTGCTTGATAAAATATCAATCCGGCTTTTGTAGTCGTATCTCCTGCTTGAGCATTAGAATGTAATATGTTTCCAGATGTTGACTCTCCAGCGTATAGAATACCATAGTCTCCTGCAGGTGAATTAATTCTATGATCGTTTTGGGCGTTCGTGTCTGCCAATTTAATCCTAGAACTAAATTTACTGGCGTTGAATAATTCGTTAACTCCCAACTCAATACTAAAAGATCCTTTCTTGATTTCGTCTTTGCTCAATAATCTAGCAAAGTTAATAAAGAATACTTCATTCATTTTTGTGCCACCAGTCAGATCGCCATCTTCGTCAAACCTTCTGATACTTCCGCTTTCATCATAGCCCATTAACACTTGAGCCATTTGATTGTATATGTTAATTTTTTTAGCAATCTGCACATGGTTACCAGATGTGCCACTCAAAGATGATGTCGAATGAAAACCAGCCGAAATGTCAAAAATGTGAT